GTGACTCCCGTCACGCGACCATCGCTCCCTGTCTTCGGCTTCATGCTGTAGCAACCCGTACAGGTCGCACATGACGCAGACTGGGCGAGCGGAACTCCGGCCGTTGCGCCACTGCCCAAGGCGGCGGCATTCATCGCAGTCGGTCCGTGTTTCGCCAGAATCAACGGGGCAACTAGGGGCGCGAGTTCGGCCGCGGTCTTCGCGGCACCACTCACTAAATCCCAGAAGCCAGTTTTCTTCTTCTTCGTAGTCTTCTTCGCTGCCTTGGACACAACAAGGGCAGATTGAGCCGCAGCAGACGCGGCCGGGCTGAGCTTCGCCAGCTCCTTGAAGCCCGCCGCTCGCGCAGCCTTCTTCTTCTCCTTTTGAGCCTTGGTCTTGGTCATGTTCGTTGATGTCAATTTTCGGAGGTTTGAACCGAGTGAGTTGTCTTCTTTTCCGTGATATAGAAGACTTTTGGCGCGCTCTCGCTTACATGACGCGCCTTCAACTCCTGTGTGTAGATAGTTGAGCTCTTGCGCAGTAAGCTCATACATGCGACGTTTCGGCCATAGCCAAGGGTACTTCAGACAGAGATAGTCAAATGTACTCCTTCACTATTTCCTTTTCAGGCACGGGCCACATCTCATGATAGATCGAGATCGCTCTCTGCAGTTTGTAAAGGGGATCGTTAGTCGTCACGAACATAAGTGCATCCAGAAACTTGGCCACCCGGGGTCGTCGGACCCAGCGGCCAAGCAACGAAACGCTCGTCGCGCCGCAGTATTCGAGGTGCTTAATCGCATTCTCGCCTTCACTGCTATGTTCTTCTTTTGCAACGATACCGAACGCTCTCCACACTGTAGTGAACTTCTGCACCGTAAACTCATCCTCTATCTCCGGATGAACCGCAACGAGTGAGTCATCACCCACGAGCCAGGCCCGCAGGAATTTCTCCATCTCGCCGCGATCCGAATCCGGGTACTCGGTCATCCATGTCACGCTCAAAAGCATGTACATGAGAACAGTGTTCAGCAACAAGGTGAGGAACCACCCACTGGGATTACCAGTATGCTTGAACAAAACAAACCCTCGGCTAGTCACGCACAAGCCGTCTAACGCCATAGCAAAGAGGTCTTCAATTTCCTTTTCATAACCAGTCGGGGCTAACTCCAGAAAAACTTCCAGAGCCGCGGAAAAAAGCAAACGACCAATTG